CGTGAGGTCTGGCCCCGAAGGCTTCAGATCCACGGCAGAGATGCTCGAGGCAATCAACGACCCTCGCTACAAATCCGATGATGCCTACCGGAGTGATGTCGAGCGCAAAATCGGCAACATGAGGTAACGTACGATGATGAAGAAACGGTTGAGTGAGCGCGGTCTTGCGCTCATCGCCTACTACGAGGCGAGCACCTCGCTCAAAACCCGCGACGGATACGTCTGGTATCCCGGCGGACACGACAACATCCCCAAGCGATACTTGCAGGTTTATGCGGACCCGATTGCAACGAAGCCGATCCCGACGGTGGGTTTTGGCACGACGACGTACGACATCGAAGGCCTTGAGGTCGGCCAAGTCTACAGCCAGACGGATGTCCTCAAGATGTTCGAGACGACAATCGGTAAGTACGAGAAGGCAGTGAACAAACACGTCACTGTCGAACTCAACCAAAACGAGTTCGATGCGCTTGTTTCGTTTGTGTACAACGTGGGTGTCGGTGCGTTCAAGGACAGCACACTGCTGAGTCTTCTGAACCGTGGCCAACGTGTACTGGCAACCGAGCAGTTCCACGTTTGGAACAAAGCCGGCGGCAAGGTGCACGAGGGCTTGATCAAGCGACGTGCCAGTGAGGCTGAGCTGTTTGCGACACCCGTCAGCAAGCCACGAGCAGACATCACAGAGAGCCGGACGGTACGAGCAGCGGGTGCGCTGGGTGTTGTCGGTACAGTCACAGCGGTTGCGCCTGTAATCGGCCCGTTGGAGCAGGCAGCTACGTTTGTCGAGAACCACCTATGGGTGGCCGGCTTGGTAGTGGCTGCAGTGGCGGTCTACCTGATCGCTGTACGGTTCGATGATTGGCAGAAAGGACGCCGATGAGATGTTCGACGACATCAAACGCATTGTCTTCAGCGTTGCGATCGGCTTGGCGGCTGTCGCGTACATCATCAGCACAACGCAGGCGAGGAGTAATGAACGCAAACGACTGCAAAAACGCTTTACGGAGAAAGGCTATTCGGCTCAAGAGGCTAGGCACCTTTCTCACACTGTCAGTGAGCGCGATCTTCGTCGCGAGCTGCACCAGCGTGGATGGCTCAGAGATTGATCGAGCTGTCTGCGCATCTTGGCTACCGATCTACGCAAGTGCGGCAGATACCGACCAGACGCTACGTCAGGTGTACGGATCTAACCTTGCACGCGCAGAATGGTGCAACTGAGACAACCCTAACCGCAACGGCCCGACGTGCCTGTCGGACAACCAAGAAGGTAAGCTGAGTCACAGTCATTCCCCCTTATGTAGTTTATTAGGAGGCCACAATGGCTAACGCTACCCCGAGTTTTCTCGGTATTAAGAATGCAGGCACGTACAACAGTCCTGCGGCGGATGAAAGTTCCGTAAACGCCACCCAGTTTGCAGCCAACAACGAGCTTTTTCTTCGTGTCTTCAGTGGCGAGGTCCAAGCTCGGTTTATGGCGCAGACTGTATTGCGCGACAAAACCCGTATCCGCACGATCCAGTCTGGTCGTTCGGCAGTGTTCAACGCGATTGGTAACACAACCGCAGCGTACCATGTACCCGGCACGGAGATCACCGGCTCGAACATCAAGCAGGATGAGCGTATCATTCAAATTGATGACGTGCTGCTTGCGTCGACGTTCATCAGCAACTTCAACGAAGCTATGAACCATTACGATGTGCGCTCTGCGTTCAGCCGTGAAATGGGTGATGCACTGGCTCAGACCTACGATCGCAACCTGTTTGCTGTCGCTGGTGCTGAAGCTCTGTCGCCATCTGCGTCGATCGCCAACCAAGGTGTCGCTGAGAACATCACGATGGATACGACGCCAACATTCGCAGAACTGGTTGACCAGATCTACGTGGCGGCTCGTAAGCTTGACGAGAAGAACGTCCCTGAGTCTGACCGCTACGTCTACGTGTCCCCGACCGTATACTACGGCCTGCTCGCACAGGATAAGATCCTCAACCGTGACTTCGTCGCGAACAACGGTGACTTCTCACAAGGCACGCTGTTCAAGCTCGCAGGCATGTCGGTCATCAAGACCAACAACATGCAGGTCGACCACAGCACTGCGTCTGTCGACTTCCGCTCCAAGTACGACGCGGACATGTCGACCATGCAGGCTCTGGTGATGCACCCAGAAGCTCTTGGTACTGTTCAGCTTGGTTCGTTCGGCATGTCGACCGAGTCCGAGTACGACATCCGTCGCCAAGGTGTGCTGATGGTCTCCAAGATGGCAGTCGGTCACGGCGTGTTGCGCCCAGAATGTATCATCGGCATCAAGACCGACGGTACGAACGACACTCTGTCCTAAGTGACACACGTGGTGGCTCACACGCTGGGCCACCACACCTCTACCACAATCAATACGGAGACATGACGACATGACCGATTTCGTGACGGCTACGACCAAGCTCCAAGCGGTCAACGTCATGCTGACAAACATCGGCGAGACCCCAGTTGCAAGCCTGGAAGACGAGCAAGTCATCGACGCCGCAATGGCTGAGTCGATCCTCGACAACGTGACGCGTGAGACTCAGACCCAGAGCTGGCACTGGAACACCGACATTCAGATCAAGCTGAGCCGCAACCTCGACAACCGGATTGTGCTCGCACCTAACATCATGCGTGTCGCGCCCAGCGGCCCAGACGCCCAGCTCGCAATCGTGCAGCGTGGGCGCTACCTCTACAATCGCGGGAGCCACTCGTACAAATTCGAACACGACATCACCTGCGACGTCACCATCGCGCTTCCCTTTGACGAAATGCCAGAGGTTGCCCGTCGGTACGTGACACTGCGATCTGCACGCATGTTTCAAGAGAGAATGATCAGCTCAGACCGGCTAAGCCAGATGGACCGCATGGACGAATTCAAAGCGTACAGCGACATGCTGAACGAAGAGGCAAAGGTCGGCGGATACAATGCACTTGCCGGCAGCTTCAGCGCCCAACGTATTATCAATCGCTACGGCTTCACAGGGAGCTAACCGACATGCCACTGATCAGCGACACGATTGCCAATCTCATTGGAGGTGTAAGCCAGCAGGCCGAGAACCTGCGCTTTAGCAACACTGCCAACGAGCTGATCAACGCGTTTGCGTCGCCGGTAAGCGGCCTACAGAAACGACACGCTGCTGAGTTTGTCGGCGAGATGAACGCGTTTGGCGGCACTGCGGATCTGTCGTTCGACAATCGAGCAGCGGTTCACTTTATCGACCGCGACGTTGTCGAGCGCTACGTCCTGATTGCAGACAGCAACGGCATCAAAGCGTTTGACGCAGACACAGCCGATGCCATCGAGGTTGAGTATGTCGGCGGTACGTTGCCCAGCTACCTGACTAGCGACGGTGACGGTGGTGTACTGACTGACTTTGCAAACGACCTGCGCTTTATCACAGTAGCCGACACGACATTTGTGCTGAACCGCAACGTGACTACTGGTGGTAGCACAGGGGCAAACTTTGCCGACTACCACTTCGCAGCGTTCCCACAGCTTGAGTACGACTCTGATCGTGGCGGGTCTAAAGGTGGCCGCAAAGTCGACAGCTCCATTAAGACAAGTGGGTCAGCTGGTTATCGCACACTGTATTTCAGTCAAGGAAAGACAGCAGGGACGGGCGACTTCGTAATTGGCTTTATCAACGATGGTGATGTTCTGATGGGCCTAGCGAAACAAACGAGCAGTTCAAACACCGCCAGCACTGATCAGGTGGTGACAACATTTACAAGCCGCACAGCTGGCGCTAGCCCTGCCCCGTTGCTCAGCTCCTCCGGTGTCTTCCAATACCTGCGTCGATTTGAAGTCGGTCTGTTCGCCGACAATGCAGAGCGCTACCCCTTTTACAGCAGTGGTATTACGCAAGGCGATTTTGTTGCTGAATTTGGACCATCTACTTCTGTTCCAGGCAACGCTGGCAATAATCTGGGCGCGATCTGGTACGATCAGGCTACCGTACTATCAACGACAGTTGGGTATATGTCCGACGATGATCTGCGCAAGTGTTTTGTCGGACCATTCTATGGATTTGACGATATCACAGCTAGTGGCTCTACGTTGACGTTTCGTTGTGTCCGCCAAGACGAGAAAAACTACAGCGGATATAGCAGCACTGTTGACGGTCAGACACGTACAATAGTTAACGACCTGCGCGTTAACAGCACAGGCACAATAGAGATTAGCGATGGTGCAGGAGGC